ATGAGACTTACACTTGCCCCGAACTGGTGGGTCAAGCATTAGATGTTGGTGGTTTTATTTCTACGCTGGCAGGGACAGCAACATCCCTGACCATCCGTGCATCAGGCCGCGAAATTTCATAAGGAGCACAGCATGGACAAATTCATGGTTATCCCCAAAGGCTTCATGGGCCTACCCAGCGAAGAGGAGTTTTTGACCGTTGCCGAAAACAAGGCCAATTTCTTGATTGCGGTCAAAGATTGGCACTACGGGCCAGAAGAACCCAGCAACGACCCCAAGGCCAACCCTGAGTTTTACGAGTCCTTAAGCGAAGCCATGCAGTGCGATGCAAAAGACGCAAGGCGCAAGCATTGCTCAAATTGCGGGTACTACGATAACAGCCTGATAACCCAAGTGCGTATTGAGCGCATCCCGATGGCTGGTTACGACACCGGCTATGGTTATCGTGGGCACTGTAAAAAACTGAACTTCATCTGCAATGACATGCGTGTTTGCCAAGCATGGGAAGATGAAGAGTATGAAGATTCGTAAAATTGTGCGAAAATCGAGCCGCTGAGTCTAACGGGCCACCAGCAGCTCACCCTGAAGAGGAGTGTCAGATGAGCAATGTTGTGGTTCAGGAAGTCAAAGCTGGCATGCTAGCCGATCACCTGCCAATCTATCGCTTGGAGGCCGAGCTGCTAAAGCTGCCCCAGGTAGACATGCCTGTCGATCACGCATTCTGTGCTGGCCTGTACGCTCGCACAATGCATATCCCTGCTGGAACTGCCTTGACTGGCGCAATCCACCGAGAAGAATCGTTCTTTGTGGTTCGCAAAGGCAATCTAATCGTCAGCACAGACAGCGGGCCTCGCACCCTTGGACCAGGCGATATGAGCGTCTCCAAGATCGGCACCAAGCGTGCTGGCATTGCCTTGACCGATGTTGAAGTGACCACATTCCACGCCAACCCAACCAACGAACAGCAGCCGCAAGCACTGTGGGACTTATTCACCATTCCAGCGCCAGCCCTTGATGCTATGCAACCTGAGCAATTGGAGAAATCAAAATGACATTCGGATTATCAGGAGCAGCCATTGCTGGAATTGCAGTTGGTGGCGCAACGCTTATCTCTGGCATGGCCCAAGCTGACGCTGCAAAATCTGCATCAGAAACCCAAGCAGGCGCAGCGCAATCAGGAATTCAAGAGCAGCGCAGACAGTTTGATGCAGTGCAAAAACTGCTTGCGCCTTACGTCTCTGCCGGAGCACCGGCACTTGAACAGCAGCAAGCATTTCTCGGTCTCAGAGGGCCAGAGGCCGAGCGTGCGGCCATTGAGCGCATCAGCGGTGGAGAAACATACAAAGCCCTTGCAGCTCAAGGCGAGGAAGCACTCTTGCAGCGTGCATCGGCAACTGGTGGACTGCGTGGTGGCAACATCCAGGCCGCACTTGGACAGTTCCGTCCACAGCTCCTGTCCAGCCTCATCGAACAGCAATATGGCCGATTGGGTGGGTTGACATCGCTGGGCCAGCAATCGGCAGCCGGTGTCGGAACTGCTGGAATGAATACCGGAGCCAATGTCGCAAAACTCTTGGGCGAACAAGGTGCGGCTACTGCTGGTGGTCAACTTGCCCAGGCAAAAGCCTATAGCGCAATCCCAACAGCCCTCTCCGGTGCGCTTGGAATATATGGTGGTTTTGGAGGTACATTCTAATGCCAGCACCCATTGATTACGGCGTTCAAATCGCTGACCCGACTGCAACTTTTTTGAGTTCTTTTCAAGCTGGGGCTTCTATCAAAGAAGCTCAACTGAAGCAAGAGCAAGCACAGCAACAAATAGCGCAGCAAAAAACAATCCAAGACGGATTTGCAAAGCTGCGCTTGCCAGGTGCAACTGCTGCTGACTATGCAAACCTGTCAATGTTGTTGCCAGAGACGCAGGCTAAATCTGTGCGCGAGAGCTTTTCTATGTTGGATTCCCAACGTCAACAAACAGCATTGCAGCAATCTGGCCAAGTATTTTCTGCACTCAAGTCAGGAAAGCCAGAAATTGCCATCAGTTTGCTTGAGCAGCAGATCGCAGGAAAGCGCCAATCAGGTGATGAAACCGGCGCCAAGTTCTTAGAGACATGGGTCAATGTGACCAAGGAAAACCCACAGGCCACAGAGGACTACTTTGGATTCACCATGTCGCAAATTCCTGGTGGTGACAAAGTTATCGAAAGTGCCATTAAATTGGGCGGTGAGAGTAGAGCAAGGGCAAAAGCGCCATCTGAACTGCTTGAAGCCAAAGGCAAAGCAGACGAAGCCTTGTCAAAGGCAGCGACAGCACTGGCTGATGCTGACAATGCGCAAGTCAAAGCAAAAGCACAAGCAGATTATGAAGCTGCAAAAGCTAAAAAAGAAAAAGCAGATGCTGATGTGGCTGCTGGCACTGTGGCAGCACGTATTGCAGAAGGGGTAAAAGTAAAACTTGCGCCAAGCGTGCAGGAATCAATTGACTATGCAAACTTGACACCAGAACAAAAATCAACATTTGACACATTGCAGATTTTGAAAAAACCACCACCTGCGGTTACAGAAATAAAAATAACAAACTTAGAAAAAACATCACAAGATCAACTAGGAAAACTAGTACCTGATTTATACGAACAAGCTAATTCTGCAGTTACTCAAGTTCAAGACATTCCAAGATACAGAACAGCATTACAAAATGCAATCACAGGCCCATTAGCCAATGCTCGTTTGACCATAAATCAAGTTGGTGAGTTTTTAGGATTTACTGGCGATAAACGAATTAATGCGACCAGAGAGTTGATGCAAGGACTTGCTGAAATGGCTTTGAAATCACGTTCAATGCTAACAGGGCAAGGCGCAATCACCGAAGGTGAGCAGGCTCTTTTATTGCAAGCAAGAAGTGGTGATATTTCATTTACTAAAGGCGAATTGGACATTATTTTCAATGTTGCAGATCGTGCCGCAAGAGCACAATACGATAAAAGCACAAACCTTTTAAGGTCTGCATCTACGGAAAGCCCAACAGCAAAAATGTTTTTGGATAATGTTAAGGCCATGCCAGAGGCACAATTGCCACCAAATACCGTAAAAGTTGGTGACATGACCTACACCCGTCCTGCAAACTTCACTGATAAGCAGTGGAGCGACTACAAGCAAAACGTGGGGGCGAAATGAGTCCAGAAGAATGGCTGGCATCCCAACCTAAGCAGGCTGCTCCTGCAGCTCCTGTGTCTGCTGCGCCTGTGGCAACTGCTGCGCCTGCACCAACCGCGCAAGTAGCGCCAAACGCACAAACTGCCAGAGATCGAGAGGCTATTCCAATTCTGCTGAAAGAACTGGAAGCTGCTCAAATCCTGAAGAATGCTGGCGATACTCGCGCTGCTGCTGATGTTGATGCAATCGTCAGAGAATTGGCTCTAAAAGGAGTCAAGGTAGACGTTGCCGCTATGTCTGCGCCTGCACCAGCATCTGCACCAGCAGCACCGGCTGCGGCACCATTGTCGCCTGAAGAATGGGCAGCATCACAGCCAAAAACTGGCTTTATGGAAGGCTTTTTTGAAGGTCTGGTTGAGCAAGTCACAGGCCGCGAACGCGCCACGCCTGAAACTCAAGCACTGCCAGAATGGGTCAACATGCCAGAACTCAACCAATTGAGCGTGGCAGGCTTCAAAACCGCGCTTGGCACGCTCATGAGCGACCCCAAGGAGACGGTGCAAGTCTTGCAAGCCAACTTCCCTGGCGTTCAAGTTCGGCAAGACGCAAAAGGGAACTATCTACTACGCTCCTCCGTTGACCAGAAAGAATACGCAATCACCCCAGGCCTAACTTTTGGTGATGTCCCACGGGTCGGCTCAGCAATTGCAGCATTCACACCAGCAGGGCGAGCACTCACCATTCCTGGTGCTGCCGCAAGTGCTGGCGCAACCCAAGCAGTCATTGAAGCAAGCCAAGCAGCAACTGGTGGGCAATTCAATGCCGGCGAAGTTGGAATGGCGGCGGCCACAGGCCCATTGGGGCAAGTTTTACAGCGCGTGGTACCTCCGGCAGTCCAAGCAGTTAGAAGAGGCATACAGGGCCGCGCACCAGCTATTCCACCGGCTGCTGCTCGTGGCGCACCGCCTGTTGAGCCAACCGAGCCACCATTCTTTAAGCCAGAAGCACCAGCAGCAGGTGCTGCAGGTGAATCAATGGGCACAGCAATGGCTCCTGGTGCGCCTGTGGCAGCAGCAGCGCCAACTACGACAACTACGGTGACTACAGAGGTTTTTAATAATCTGGTTCAGAAGGCATCTGGCACAGGGTTTGGCTCGGCAGCAGCACGCGATAAGCTGGCCGATCTTGCTCAAATCAACTTGGCGGCAAAGGAAGCAGCAGACCGGCTCGGCATCGAACTGCCTGCCGATGTGTTCAGTGACAACCCACAGGTTCGATCAGCTGCAGGCTTGACCCGTTCTCTAGCCGCTGGCGAAGCCGAGGCAGCATGGCGCACTACCGTCACCCAGGCCGTTGACAAGGCCGATGATGTAATCAAGCAGTTCGATGCTCAGTTTATTGAAGGTGCAGTCGCACCTGGCGTGGTCTCGCAAAAGATCAAAGACTCGCTGACCAAGACACGATCAGACCTCAATACGGCGGCTGGCAAAATTTACGATGCAGTCGATGAGGTCGTTCCAAAGACATCGATTGTTGAAATGCCAAAGCTCAAAGCAACCCTTGATTCTGTCAAGTCTGAGGTGGGCGAAACAGGAATGTCCGCAGCCGAGCGCAATCTTTCAAAGATGATCGACGAAGGAAGCATCACCTATGGTCGTCTCCAGCGTGAAAAAGGTCTAATTGGAAAAGCCCTCAACAAGATGGAGTCTCCCTACGGCAGCATGGCCGAGGCAGACTTAAAACGCTTGTATGCGGCACTGGCTGACGATCAACTGACAAACGTAGGAAGAATAGGCGGCGAGGAGCTGCGCCAGCAACTACGTTCTGCTAATCTGATTTATGCCAAAGAGCGTGCATTGGGTAAGCGCATTGTGAATGCGTTTGGCAATGACATTGAGGGTAGCGTGGCTAACAAGATGCGCACCGCCATCACAGGCGCTGCCAAGGGCGATGCGGGTGAATTTAACCGCTTGCTCAAGACTGTCCCTGAAGACCTACGCAAAGAGACAATAGCCACCGCGCTGGCATCCGTCACACGATCGGCTAGAGGCGCAGAAAAAGGTGGCTTTGGCTTCTCTGAGTTTGCCGACATCTACCCCAAGCTGCGTGCCAATCCACAAGTCTACAAAACCATTGTGGACACGCTGGGCAAAGACTCGGCAAATGTACTGCGTGACCTGTTTGAGGTCTCTAAGCGCATCACTGAAGCTAGGGCCAATGTCCTGACCACTGGTAAGGCAAATCAAGCATTCGGAAATCCTGAAGGTCTTATTGGCAAGGTCATGAATAGCACCATCACTCAGCGCATTGTTACAACAGTTACAGGCATGGTTCCTGGCGGTGGTGCAGTGGCCCCTGACATCATCAAATTCATGTCAACGGGTGCAGAAGATCGAGTTAAGGCAGCGGGAAAGTTGTTTGCTGATGAGGCATTCCAGAAACTTGCAGTTGAAGCAGCAAGCAAAGTGCCGAGTGCGGCATCTCTTCGACGCGCAGCTATGTCACAATCCTTCCAGAAATTTGCAGACGCAGCAAAACTGCCAAAGGGATTGGACGCAAGGATTCAGTGGCTGCAATCAGCAATCCAAGCCGAGCGCCAATTCGACCAGGAGAACCAATAAATGTCCGCACTTTCAATTCAAGTTCCGTTCCCAGTCTTTCAAGACCGTGATGGGCAGCCATTGGACAATGGCTATGTCTGGCTTGGGGTAGCAAACCTAAACCCTCAAACGAACCCTGTTGTGGCCTACTTTGACGCAGCATTGACAATCGTGGCAGCACAGCCACTGCGCACGCTCA